TCAACGCCTTAATTTATCGGGCTTTTTCCACTGATAGGGTGGCGCTTCCATCCGCTGGCGGTGCCGCTGTTTAGCGGCCAAAACCATAGCTGTTTTAGTGCGGATTACCAGCTTATCCTGCCCGTTAAGTTCATGGCCCAATTGACGTGCCATTTCGTCGATCACAGATTCAATTTTCTTGTGTTTGAGCATATTCAAATCCCGGTAAATTCGGCAAGTCGCTGCTTATGGCTATCGCTCATATCGAATGCAAAATCCTCGTGCTCTGCCTGGAATGTGCCGAACGCCATAAGCGCAGAAACCGCAGGGTCTATCTTGTTAGAGGATTTCTTTTTGTTGGGCTTGATATTGGCGTTGGCGTCGGACTCCATCACCACGTTTCCAATCGCCCAGGCCAGAACCGGATCGCCACGATGGCGCACCACCTTGCGGTTAACAAAAACCTCAAAGGATTTCGCTACCGGACTGAACTTGAGATAGGTTTGCGGGAACGGCTCCACATCAAGCCCCGCCCCCTGTAGCTGGGTGCGCAGGTGTGTGGCGTTCCACGTATCAAAGCCCACCAGCCGGATATTGAATGTTTCAGCGTCGCGCAGGATATCGTCACGGATGCGGTCATAGTCGATACAGTCGCCGGGGGTGGTGCGTATCCATCCCGCTTTTACCCACTGGCGATAGATGGCGCGGTTTTTGTTAGCAACGTTAAGTAGCTGCGCTTCGGGCAGATAGTGCCGGGTAAGAAGCCTGATCTCGCGTTCAAACGGGAAAGCGTAACTCACGCTGGTAATATCGCTGGTTGAGGACAGGTCAAACCCGGCGTAGCACTCCATTCCGGCCAGATCGTCTTCGGTATAGTCGAGCGCACAGGCATCCCATGCGCCGGCCCCCATCCACGGCGTGGAGCCCTGGCACCAGATATTGAAACGCTTGGTCAGCATCTCCACCCACTGCGACGGAATGCCGCGCGCTTTCTGGATGGTGGATTCCAGTTTCGCCGCGTCAACGGACACATGCAGGTTAGGGTTAGCCTTGATCCACATTTCCGGCTGCTCAACCTCGCTTTCGTCGTCCAGTTCGTAGATCAGGACAAACAGCGAGTCATTGCTCTCTTCCCCGGCCAGAATCTGACAGCAGTAGTCATAATGCTGTTTACAGGCGGAGACAACGTTACTCCCGGCTGTCGTGATGGCGAACAAAATCGCCTCAGGACGTGCGCCCATACCCAGCTCAAGGGCGGAATAAACGCCGTTATCCGGGTGAAGGTGGTATTCATCGACAATCGCCAGGCTGGGGTTAGTCCCTTCAATGGTGGCCGCTTTCGCCGCCAGCGGCTTTAGCAGGCTGTTGCTCTTCGGGAAAATGACTTTATGCGCCTGAATATTTACGCGCTTTTTCAGCGGTTTTGACAGCAGGCACATCTGGCGGGCATCGTCGAACACGATTCGGGCCTGATCCCGGCTCACCGCCGCCGTGTAGATATCCTGCTGGCCCTTCTCCATTACCAGAAACCAGTTAGCCAGCATGGCGGCTACGGTGGATTTGGCGTTCTTGCGCGGCACCTCAATAAAAGCGCTGCTGTACTTACGGCGGCCTGTCTCTCTGACTTTAAAGCCCAGCAGGTTAGCAAAGGCGAACTGCTGCCACGGTTCCAGATCAATTGGCTGGCCCCGAAGCGGGCCTTTGACGTGAGGACAGAGCCGGGAGAACGCAATAAACCGCTCTACGGTCGCCGTATCGAACTCATAACGAGGGTCATTCAGGTCGGAAAAGTACCTTTCCACGGCCTGTTTTACGCGCTTACAGGCCGGAATTTCGCCCTTTTTTATCGCATTTGCGTACTCATTCCAGACGGTCAAGCTCGTCCTCCTCTTCCGTTTCCACCGGGTTACGGCGACGGCTTACCGGATCAAAGCCCAGCAGCGACGACATTTTAATCATGATTTTTTCAGCATCGGCCTTTGCACTCAGTGCCGGATTTCGGCTCTCGCCACCCTGGCTGTTAACAATGCTGAACCCACGGCTGGCAAGGTCTTCCACGGCTTTGCGGTACATCGAATAGTTGACGCAAAAAAGCTCAAGGTTGTTCCAGTCGGCGGGTGTCAGATCGCCACGCTCGGCCAGTTGCTTCGCTTTCGCTTTCCACTGCTGCGCGGCTAACTCATCAAGGTAAGCTGGCGGTNTGTTGTGGTCAAGTTTTTTTGGACACGCCGATCAGATGGTAGGGTTATGCACAGGCGGGCAACTGGGCGGCAGGGCTGGCCAGCGTTTCGTACTGTGCGGGTGATCGGTAGCCAAGTTTTGAATGCAATCGGGTACTGTTATAAAAGTTAACGATGTAGTCGGTGATGTCTTGTTTGGCTTCTGTATGGTTGGCATACCGAGTCTGCCAGACACGCTCCATTTTCAAATTCAGAAAGAACCGCTCCATCACGGCATTGTCCCAGCAATTACCCTTGCGGCTCATGCTGAGTACCAGACCATGGTTTTCAAGTAATTGCCGGTGTTCAGCACTGGCATATTGACTGCCCCGGTCCGAATGAACCAATAAACCCGGTGCCGGTTGGCGAACCGAAATAGCCATGCTCAACGCATCGCACACCAGCTGTGCAGGCATGGTCGGTGCCATGGACCAACCCACGATGCGACGTGAATACAGATCCAGCACAGCGGCCAGATATAGCCAACCGCTGTCGGTCCGAATGTACGTCACATCGCACACCCAGGCCGTATTGGGTGCTTCAGGCTCAAACTGACGGTTGAGCACGTTCTCTGCCACCGGCAAATGGTGTTTGCTATCGGTGGTATGAGCGAACTTGCGACGCCAACAGGCCTTGAGTCCACAGGCTTTCATCAAGGTACGACAGCGATGACGTCCAACATCATGGCCCTGGGCACGCAGGGCTGCACTCAAACGACGACTGCCATAGGTGCGACCACTGGCAAGAAAAACCGCCTGAGCATGCACGCTGTCCTGGCAAATAGGTTTGGGTGTATTGACTCTGCGACGCGCTGCGTAGTAACCAGAGCGACTGATGTCCAACGCCTGACAGACCTGCTTGATCGGGGCCTGCTTCGCTAACTCAGTGACAACATCGTGGATCACTTTATTTCCCGTGCGAAGAAGGCCGAAGCTTTTTTTAATAATTCATTGTCTGATTTTAGTCGCCTGACTTCGGCTTCCAGTTCTCGAATACGTTGCTGCTCAGCCGTTAACGGTTTACCAATCCCCGGCCTGCCGGCTGACTCGTCATCCAGTTGGTGTACCCAGCGTCGGACCACACTTTCGGTCAGCTTCATTTCGCGGCAGACTTGGCTGACGCTGACGCCTTGCTCGCGCACCATGCGCGCCACCTGTAACTTGAACGCTGGATCAAAGGTTCGGCGATTCTTGGTTGTGTCGGTTGTCTTGTCGGTCATCTCTTCATGTTCCTTGTCGGGGGGAAAACACCCGATCAAAGTGTCCATTTAAATTTGACCACAACAGCACCATCACGGTAACGCTGCTTAAGACCTCCCCGGTCAACAAAAAACTGTCTCTGATGTACAACGCACAGAGCCAGTCTTCAGCCACCTGGGGTAACAACGTCATCGTAGTGCGAAACAAAGTCTCTGGCGACATCTCGACAGCGCGTTCCTGCGCCTTCCAGAAACAGCCGGATCACGCCAACGCAAAGGTTGGTAACACAGTGTCGTGGGTTTTTGACTGCGGCAAGATTGACCAACTGCTGGGGGAGTTTTAACAGATGGAATTTGAAATCAAAGGGGTTAATTACCGAACCGCCAAACTTGACGTATTCCAGCAACTGAAGGTCAGCCGTAAGCTGCTGCCGGTGCTGGCCGGGCTCGTTAGTGAATTTTCCACGCTGAAAGCGCAGGCCGCTGCGGGTAACTCTGGTGCAGTGCTGGAAAGCGTACTGCCGAAAATTGCCGATACGCTGGCCGCGCTGCCGGATGAGGACGTTAACGCGGTGATTTATCCGTGCCTGAGCGTCGTTTCCCGCCAGCACGAAAAGGGCTGGACGAAGGTGTTCGATCAGGGCGTACTGATGTTCGACGATACGGACCTGTTTACCATGCTGCAGCTGGTGGCGCGGGTGGTCGCCGATAGTCTGGGAAATTTTTTGAAAGAACTCCCCGCCAGCGAGACGTCCACCCCGCCAGTGGCCTGACGCTGGAAACTCTTCCTGAAGGCGAAAGCTTCCTGATGCGCCCGGTTGATGCCGGATACATCACTTACACCGCACTTAAAGACGGCTCGGTCGACCTGGCCGATGTTGCCCGCATGAATGACTGGCTGGACCTAAAAGCCGATAACGAATACCGCATAGCGAAATGGAGAGAGGACAATGAACGCTGAAACGCTCAAGGACTTTCTGATCTCGCTTGGGTTTAACGTTGATGAGGCCGGTGCTAAAAAGTTCGATGCTGTAGTGGCGGGTACGACGCTGAAAGCGATTGAGCTAGGCGTCAAGGTCGAAGCGGCAGCGCTTTCTGTTGTCGCGTTCACCGCCAAAATAGCCAGCAGCCTCGACAACCTCTATTGGGCCTCTCAGCGCACCGGAGCGACGGTAGAGGGCATCAAGCAAATCGGGTATGCAGTTAGCCAGGTAGGCGGCAGCGCCGACTCAGCGCGTGGATCGCTTGAGAATCTGGCACGGTTTATCCGCAATAACCCAGGCGCGGAAGGTTTCCTGAACCGGCTGGGGGTTCAAACGCGTGATGCCAGCGGCAATATGCGGGACATGGCGACGATCTTTACCGGCGTCGGCCAGCGTCTTAGCAGCATGCCGTATTACCGCGCGAACCAGTACGCTCAAATGCTGGGTCTGGATGAAAACACCCTGATGGCAATGCGTCGCGGTATCGGCCAGTTTAGTGGCGAATACACCGCGATGGCGAAGGCGATCGGCTATAACGCCGATGTGGCCGCCGTCAGCTCTAATAAATTCATGACCTCGCTGCGCTCCTTTGGGCTGATGGCAGGCATGGCGCGGGATAAAATAGGCTCCAGCCTCGCTGATGGCCTTGCTGGCTCTCTGGACAGGCTGCGTCGACAAATTCTGGAAAACTTCCCGAAAATTGAAGGCGCAATAACCGGTACCGTGAAAGGAATTCTCTGGGCTGGTGAGATGGTAGGCAGGGTAATTTACCGCCTTATTCAGGCCGCCAGTGATATCCGGGCCTGGTGGATCGGGCTGGATAGCGACACACAAAAGCTTATTCAGACGCTTGGTGGCTTGCTTGTAGCCTGGCGATTGCTGAATGCGGCAATGCTTGCCTCTCCGATTACCTGGGTGCTGGCGCTCGCAGGCGCCATCCTGGTGCTGTACGACGATTACAAGACCTGGAAGGAAGGCGGTAAAAGCCTCATCGACTGGAAGTCGTGGGAACCGGCGATAACTCTGGCGCTTAACGCCATTGAAAAACTATGGACTGGTGTGAAGCGCCTTAAAGATGAGCTGATTAAGCTTTTCGGTATCGACCCTAAAACATGGTCGATTAAGTTCGAATTCGACAGTCTGAAGAAGCAGTTCAATGAGCTGAACAAGATGCTGGATACCATAGGCAAGCTTCTCAATGCGATTGATGAAGGTCGCTGGTCAGACGCGGCAGCTTACGCCAGACAGCTGCTGAATCAGGGCGGCGAGCCGACACCATCAAACGCGGTGACAGACAGCGCCAATAGAGCTGCGGACTGGATTCAGAATAAAACCGGGTTTGACCCTCGCAGTATTGGTCAAGCCGTTACTGGCTGGTTTGGCGCTGACGCTACTCAATACGGGCAGTCTGTTAAACGACCTCAGGCCACTAAAGCAGGCGCTCAGTTGCTGGGCTGGATGGCTCCGATGATGGGTAAGCTGGAAGCGCTGTACAACCTCCCTGCGGGCCTGCTGCGTAGCGTAGCCCTTACAGAGTCTGGCGGTAACCAGTTCGCTGTTTCTGGTGCTGGCGCACAGGGATTGTTCCAGTTTATGCCTGGAACCGCTCGGGATATGGGGCTACGCGGGAATGATGTCTTCGACCCGATCAAGTCAGCGGAAGCAGCGGCGCGATATCTTTCGATGCTCCTGCAGAAGAACGGCGGTGATCTGAATAAAACTCTGGCCTCCTATAACTGGGGCATCGGTAATGTGCAGAAGTACGGCATGGCGCTGATGCCGCAGGAAACCAGGCAATATATCCCGAAAGTGTTGAGCAATATGCCGGGGGCTGGGGCGACATTGAACCAGAATACCGTTATCAACATTTCTGGTGTCAGCGATCCGAGAGAGGCGGGGAAAATCGTCTCTGAAAGCCAGGGCAACGTTAATGCACGCGCTACCCAGCAACTAACCCGGGGGCCGAGCTGATGGATATTCTTTCAACCATTTTCCAGCAGCGGAGCCGCCGTATTGGTCTGATGATACCCGATGTGGTGGTTTCAGAGCGTCATAGCGATGCTCTGGAGGTGACAGAGCATCCAGTTGAAAGGCCTACAAGCGCAGGCACAGGGTTCATTGCAGACCATGCGTATCGGCGCCCGTCAGAAGTCGTTATGGAGATAGGCTTTGCTGGTGGTGGTTCCTTGCTGGATTTTTATGATACAGCAGGCATCGGGCTGTCTACGCCCCTTAACAACATGGGGCCTAAGGAAGTCTATGCTGAGCTGCTCAAAATGCAGCAGGAAAGGCAATTGCTTGATGTGACCACCGGGAAACGTCTTTATACCAATATGGTGATCCGCTCTCTGGATGTGACGACCGAACGTACCAGCGAAAACGTACTGATGGCGACAGTTACACTGAGGGAAATAATCACCAGCCAAACGCAGACAGTCAGCGTGGCAGCGAAGGAAAATATGAAAGAGGGGGTAAACACGTCAGCGGTGCAAAATTCAGGAGTAAAGACGCCGACTCCGAAAGATGAGTCGCTACTAAGCCGGTTTGTCGGCTTCATCTCGGGAGGTTAAATGGCTGTTTCAGAAATCCCTCTGTCACCAGAAAACCAGCGATTCTCCATATCTGTGGCAGGTCAAAGTCTGCAAATGGCTGTCACCTGGCGTGCTGCTTTCTGGTGTCTGGATATCATGGACAGTACCGGGGCCGACCTGATAAAGGGGATCCCGCTTATCACCGGCGCCAACCTGTTGGCGCAGTATCGCTATCTCGGGCTTGGCTTTTCGCTCTATGTCAATTGCGACGACCCGGCAAATGATAATCCAACCCAAACAGACCTCGGCATTAAAAGCCATCTCTACGCAGTAACGGAGTGATTATGTCTCAGAACTGGATGCGGCACTTTGAGCTGCAGCTTATTGATGATAAGGGTGATGGGATTTCGCTGTCGGATTTTAAGGTGACGTTTAATATCCAGAAGATGCCCGCGACTATCTTTAACGGATTCGTCGGTAACTTCAAAATCTACAATCTGTCGCCGGAGACTCAAAACCGGATCATGGGTAAAGAGTTTACTCGTGTAAGGGCTATTGCCGGGTATAACGGCACAGCAGATAGCAGCGGCAACTATCCTGATAAAAATGTGGGGATCATCTTTAACGGTGATATTCGCTTTACCGTCACCGGCAAAGATAACGTCACCGATAGTTGGGTGCTTATCCAGTGTATTGATGGCTGGGAGGGGCATCTCAACGCCAGCGTGAAAACGACAGTGTCGGCAGGCTGGAAGCATGCTGACCTGTTTGATTTGGGTATGCAGTCCCTTAGCCCTTATGGCATTACAGAGGGAAGCAGGCCGGATTTTGGTCCAACTGTATTCCCCCGCGGCCGCACTATTTATCAGAACACTGGACGCCTTATGTACAGCCTTGCAGGGCAGTGCAAGGCTAACTGGTGGTACGAAAACAACCAGGTGCATATCGTTCCTGATGATAAGTACATACAGGAAGCGATTGTGCTGAACGCCAATACGGGCCTGATCGGTATGCCTCAGCAGACGATGGGCGCCGGGGTAAATGTGCGCTGTCTGATAAACCCGAATATTAAGCTTGGGGGGCTTATCAGGCTGGATCAGGCTTCTGTATATCGTCAGGCTCTCGGTAATGATCAGGTTGGTCAGTCACCAGGTCTATTAGGCGAAAGTACCACAGACGGTAACATCTATGTCGATGGGCTTCCCGGGTCGCAGCTGGCGGCAATCAATACCGACGGTGATTACATTGTCGGCAGCATTGACTATACTGGCGATACTCGCGGGCAGGCGTGGTATATGGACCTGCTGTGTCTGGCGAAAGGGGCTAGAGAACTGCAAAGCCTGAGCACTTTAAACAAGGTTGGCTGATGAAAAAATTAGGAATATTTTTGGTCTTTGGGGTGTTTTATTCCTGCGGAGCTTTTTCTGCCACTCAATGCGGACCTTTTTTCTTAAAGGGCGAAAGCGATGGGTTGATGCATATCAACGGACAAGCCCCTGAAACGCAGAAAATGACCTTCCTCAAGCAAAAAGACGACTTCGATAACGTCATGATGCAATGGATGCTCCCAGACGCCAAAACAGGGCGTTGGCTAGGTCTCGACTACGTTAAGCGCAACAATAAGGCCATCCTCAACGTCGAAGTGATCCGCAAGAACATGGACGAGCCCAGAGAGTTCTGGACGTACGACTGTCGGAAGGTGAAGTAATCTGGTTGCTCGCTATTTTATGTGCTTAAAGGCAGGGTAGGTAAGCGTTATGTCAAATTTTCTCACCGGTGTAAAAATTGATCATCCGCCTATCCCTTGCGAAGACCTGAAATGTGAACAGGAGAGAACGGGGGATATTTTTATTAATTACCCCGTTAATGGAGAAAGATTTTCCCCAGAAAATCCCGCCGACAATGCATTTAACGTTAAAACACCAAGCGGTAGTGATTAAGCTCATTTAATCCCCTAATCTGTTTCAAAAACAGGAGGGGAAATGAACGCTTACGACTACAAGAAAGCAGTTTACCGGATAGCAAGGCATGAGGCTGGTCATTGGCTTGCAGCCTACATCTTGGGATGGGATCCAAAAAAAATTGAACTAAAAGTTCCCAGCTCGGAAAATAGTCATTATGGCTATGCGTTATGCGCCTATAAAGTAAATTTAGAGACTATATGTGATGTCAGAGATTACGCTCGTGGCAGAGTTAAGGTGCTCTATTGTGGTGCATATGCTGATGGTTATGATGGATATAATTTTGACTATGAAAGAATAGGGCGTGAGATGGGGCGCACAGGTGGTGCGTATTCTGATTTTTGGAAAGCCGAAGAGATATATTTCTTTTATTATAATTGCCTTGAGAGTAAAGGTGATTGGGAGTACGAATTTAATCCTATTGTGAACGACGTTAAATTGTTAGTCAGAATGCATCATGACTTCCTTGATTCTGTTGGAAATTATGCAAAAGATAAAGCTTTGAACATCGGTGATGTTATAGAGATAACTCCTGATACTCTCAAAACCTTGTTCATAGAAAGTAAGATAAGACTCCCTTCTTATTAGCTTATAGTTAAGAAGCCCGCTCCGGCGGGTTTTTTAATGCCGGAGTAAACCAAATGCCCGTAGCACTAAACTCCCAGCTCGGCAGTAAAGAGCAGGCAGACGCACAACTGGCGCAGGCGATCATGTCTGCAATGCGCGTCTCCATGCCTGGCATCATTCAGTCGTTTGATCCGGATGCTGTCACCGCTGTTGTTCAGCCAGCCATTAAAGGCGCAGAGAAGGACGAATCCGGCGCCCAGGTATCGGTAAACCTCCCACTGCTGGTGGACGTTCCTGTCGTTTTCCCTCGTGGCGGAGGCTGTACGCTGACTTTTCCTGTTAAGCCTGGTGATGAATGCCTTGTTATCTTTGCAGACCGCTGTATCGATTTCTGGTGGCAAAGTGGAGGTATTCAGGAGCCAGTAGACGAGCGCATGCATGATTTGTCGGATGCCTTCTGCATTGTCGGCCCTCAGTCTCAGGCGAAAAAAATCGGCGGTATCAGCACCAGTGCGGTAGAGCTGCGCAGCGATGACGGGGAAACAAAGTTGAGCCTTAATCCTGCCAGCGGAGCTATCAACGGCACGGCGCCGGGAGGTTTTAACCTGAACGGGCTTAAAATTCTTTCGGACGGCCGCCTGCAGCTGGTGGATGGCTCAATCGTTGATAAGCATACGCATGGTGGCGTTGAACCTGGTGGCAGCAGTACAGCACCACTCGGAGGATGATATGCGATACCGTCGAGAAGATGACGATGGGGATTACACCTTCGGTCAGGGCGATGATACCTGGCTGGTTAACTCCCCCGAGGCTGTCGCGCAGGCCATAAAAACTCGCTTTCTGCTTTGGTACGGACAGTGGTTTCTGGACACCACAGAAGGTACGCCATGGATTCAGTCCGTTCTGGGTAAGCAAAAGCCGGATACCTACAACCTCGCTATCCGTAAGCGGATCCTCGAAACGCAGGGGGTTAGCTCAATCACTGCATTTAATACCACTGTTGACGGTACCACGCGCCGTGTAACGTTCACTGCGACGGTGGAAACCATCTACGGGACAACCACAGTAACTTCGGAGGCGTAATGTCTTTGGACCTCGACACGCTCGGCTTATCGGCAACGGTAACCGCTGAGGGGATAAGTGCGCCCGACTACCAGACCGTTCTGGACACCATCACTGGTTATTTTCAGCAGATTTATGGCAGTGATGCCTATCTTGACCCGGACAGCAAAGACGGCCAGATGGTCGCTCTGGTGGCTCTGGCCATTCACGATGCCAACAACACGGCCATTTCCGTTTACCGGTCATTTTCTCCGTCGACGGCGCTGGACGATGCATTAACCAGTAACGTCAAAATTAACGGCATCACTCGCCGTGCTGCGACAAACTCTACGGTAGATGAGCTGATCGAAGGTGAGGCCGGAACGTTGATCACAAACGGGTCTGTGAAAGATGCCAACGGTATCATCTGGAATCTTCCTGCTCAGGTGACAATTGGTATTGATGGGACGGTTATTGCTACAGCGACGTGTTCTGTTGCTGGTGCTGTGGCCGCCCCTGCCGGGTCAGTCAATAAGATAAACACCCCGACACGTGGTTGGGTATCAGTAACTAACCCGCAAGCGGCTACGGTAGGCGTTGCTGCCGAAACAAATGCTGAATTGCGTGTCCGGCAATCACAGAGCGTTGCTTTACCGTCTCTGACGCCGTTTGAGGCGGTAGATGGCGCGATAGCAAATATCAGCGGCGTAACGCGACACAAGCTGTATGAGAACGATACAGATACCACTGATGCAAATGGCCTGCCTCCGCACTCAATCGCCGCCATTGTAGAAGGTGGTGATGCGACGGTCATTGCAAACAGCATTCGTGGTGTGAAAGGGCAGGGCGTAACACCCTACGGTAGTACGGTGATTGTTGTGCCTGATAAGTACGGAAACCCTCACTCGGTAGGTTTTTCAAGGCCGGTCGATGTACCCATTTACGTCAAAATCACTATCGAACCTCTTACGGGCTACACATCCCAGGTTGGCGAAGAGATAAAGGCGGCTGTATCTGCCTACATTAACTCACTGGCAATCGGCGCCAGCGTTCTTCTCAGTCGCGTTTACTCACCGGCTAACCTTGGTGTTGTCAGTGGTGGTAATGCCAGGTATTACGACATTACCGAGTTGCTGATCGGGACGTCTGCCGGTGGCGTAGCCGCGGCAAACGTGGATATTGCCTTTGACCAGTCAGCATCCTGCGCCGTCAGCAATATTAATCTGGTGGTCTCATGAGCAGATACACTGACCGCATAACAAACTACCACGCCGGTAAACCAAAGTTCTTTGCCCACGTCGACCTATCCACCAGGCCACTGAGTGATGTTTCCGATGCCATGTCACGGCTAATACCCGATTTTGATATTGATACCGCCGTAGGCGTGCAACTCGACGTTGTGGGTGAATGGGTTGGGCGCTCCCGGCGCGTAGCCACACCGGTAACCGGGATTTATTTTTCGTGGGACACCGAGCGGGTTGGCTGGGACCAGGGGGTCTGGCAGGGCCCATATGACCCAAACGACGGTTTTATCGATCTAAGCGATGAAATATATCGGCTAATGCTGAAGGTGAAAGTGGCGATAAACAACTGGGATGGACAGAACGACTCGCTTCCTCCAATTCTTGATACCGCCCTTGCCGGGTCCGGGATCCGAATGGCTATTGTCGACAACCAGGATATGTCGATTTCTATCTGGATACTCGGTGACCCATCGGTAGCCCTAAGTGAAATAGACCGGTTAATTCTGGATAGCGCCGTCAATAAAGGCCCCTTTATCGCATTACCGGCAGGTTACGTACCATCGCGCTATGACATTAACCCAATTGACCAGGTTAACAGCGAACTATGGTGGGCTATTCAAAACGGTTATATGACGGTTAAGGCCGCCGGAGTTCGTGTCCGTGAAATAGAGACCGTCAGTGATGGTTATCAGTTTTTTGGCTTCGATATCGAAAATGACTATATCGCTGGTTTCGACCGCGGGTCATGGGGAGAGAGATTTTAATGGCGACTAACGATTTTAAACCCTTCGCTACTGGTAGCGGGGCAAACGTATTATCACAGGCTGATTATGAAGCGCTATCTGCACTGGCATCAGGATTTCTTTCCGGCAAAGCCTCGTCAGCACAAGTAAATAAAGCACTACGGCAATCCTCTACAATTGCTGCCGTCCTTGCGCAATTCATGGCGGATAGCACAGGAAGCGATGTCCTGGATAATGGAAACATTGCCACGTTACTAAATATTCTCAAGTCCGCACTTAATAATCAGGCAGAAGGACGCCTGCTCCGCATTCAGGTTTTTACCGCTAGCGGAGCATGGGTAAAAACTGCTGGCACTAAAAAAGTCAGAATCAAGGCATGGGGTGCAGGCGGGGGTGGGAAG